CCAGCCGAAGCGGATCGGCACGGGCAAGTTTTCGCTTTAAGAGCGCTTCCACCGTCGTCAGAATGTGCGTTTCCATTTCTGCCGGATCGGCGGTAGCAAAAGTCAAATCGTTTAAGTCTTTAAGATTCATGGATGTCTACCCTCACTTTCACTCGCAGGGTTCCGTTCTGCTCGCTGCCTTCGTAGAGGATTCTCTGTATATGGGCGCGGGGTTCGTATTGATTGACCGCCCCCACGATTTCCGCCGATAGTTTCGCCTGTGCTGCGCCGATGGGCATGTCTACAATGTCGGCGCTTATGCCTAACGCCCGATCCATGGGAACGCTTCCCTTGCGCGTGGTCAGAAGCGTCCGCACGTTCTGGATGATTTCTTCCGCCACCGTAGAGGGGGTAAAGCTGATTTCCTCCATGTCTGCGGTGATGTCAATAACCAAGGCGATGCCTCCTTTACGTTTCGATTTTGGCGACGTATTCTTTCAGTGTGACGTCAATTTTACTCTTGATGATGCGCCCCATGTTATCCCAGATTTCCGCGCTTTCGCTCACGCTGGCAATGACCCACGGGTTAGCGCCAATGACGACGTTCCCAATGATGAGGTAGTCATGTTTCCCCGTTTCACATATCTTTCTTATTTTGTCGGCTTCTTCGGCAGGGTTTACGCCTAATTCCGGGCGAAACTGCATGGAAAAGGACAGCTCTTCCCCATCGGGGCCGAGGTATTCGATGATGGGTTTTTGCCCGATGATTTCATGGGATCCGTAGCGGGCTTTCGTGGCTCGCTTATAGTCGCGGTAGGTCAGGACATGGCGGCTGGAAACTTCAAAAACAATGTCGCCAAAGGAGCCAAAGGGGCCGGAGATTCCGAAGGCGGAAAGCTGCCCGCGCAAGGCTCCTAATAGGTCTTGGGAAAAATTTTTGAAGTTTTTAACCGTTTGCTTTTTATGGCTTTCTTGTGCGCTGGATAGAAACGACATGACGCTAACCTCCTATGATGACGTTGGGGCTACCTTCGGCCACGCTGCCGCCGCAGCTCACCGGGTCGGCAATTCGTCCGGCTGGCCGTCCATTGATGAATACCGTCGCGCTTCCAGACGCTATGACGCCGCTGTGGGGCGGGTGGATAGGGCAGCCATGGGCGGCGTAGCTGTCCCCTACCCTGCCCGCGCCGCGTCCGTTGATGATGACATCGCCGCTGGCGGTGATGAGCGATCGGCCGGGACAGGCGTCATGCCCGGTGTCGTTGTCGTTTAATCTCGTTGCAGCTGTCAAGGTCTTCCCTCCTTGCTCGTCTTCTTGTACATGTCAATTTATATGGACGGTCGCGCCCCTGATGATGAGTTTTCCCACGCAGTTGATGGTCATGGTATGGGTGCTTCGGTCGTACTCGAGAAAGGAGCCGTCGGCAAAGTCCAGCCGCCGAATGTCGGGGCTATTCGTTTGAGGCGGGTGTTTGGCGTCGAAATAGGCTCCAATGACCCAGCCGGTCGAGAGGTTTTTGTCATTGGCGGCGAAGAGGCAGACAACGGGATCCCCTTCATCAGGAAGCCAATAGTCTTTGTTTTTCGCTGCCCCCCGATTCATCATGGGGAGTTCGGCGGAAACATTTTGGTCTTTGTCCTCAAATACGACGCGCACGGCGTTTCTCTCCGGGTGTACGCTGGAGACGATCCCAGCTCGGACAAGCCCGCGAAGCCCTCGGGAAAGTTCGTCAGTATTCATCTAAGCACCGCCTCAGTTCAATTTTTGTCGTATAGCCACTGCCGCTGATTTCATGGGTGGATTTTGTGATGAGGTATTTCCCGTCGTAGACGTGAAACCCTGATAGGTCTATGGTGTTACCGGCCACGAGGGCGAAGTTTCCCGGAAGTGTCATGGATACGGTAAATTCTTCCTTGTTCTTTTCCCGCAGTTTTTTCTTGGCCAACCTTTCTGCTTCTTCCAATGTTTCTACTTTTTCATTGACTTGCAGGATCATGCCGTTTTCTTTTCCCGGGGCGGTATAGGTGTATTCAATGAGTTCGCCGCTTTCCCCGTGTTTGTACTTAACATGGCACGCCTTATAGATTTCGTGGATGGTCGCTCCGGCATCGTAGCTTATGACCGCGCTTTTCGCTTTGGTGATGGTCATGACAGGATCGGCCTCTTCATACCTATGGACGTCAAAGATGATGATTGTTTCGTCGGATACTTTGAGCGCCAGTCCTGCGTCACGGCAGAGTTTCAGCAGAAAAGAAAGGTCGGATTGTTCGTTTTGCTCCACCCGTTCCAGCGTGGGATCTTCTTCGGTGTCATAGAAAAGTTCCAGTTCCGCACCGTCCGCTAATTCTTGAGCGATTTCCGAAAGCTGTGCCTTTTCCCAGCTTCGTGTCTTTTCTATGCTTCTAAGTCCCGCGTGATTGGGGATGGATACCATTTTAATTTTTGCTTCATGGGGTGGGGCGCTGTTTGCTATGCCGTCAACTTCAAATTTTCCGAAGGGGAGCTGACGGGTGTCACCGTCTTCTTCCCAGTCGGTCAGGCTGATGGATAAGTCCATCGTCGCGCCGCGCTCGGGGAACCAGCCGCCCATCCACAATTCTTCCCGATCTTCCAGCGTGATGTCGGCGGTATCGGCTTCCCCGCCCAAGACTTCGGAGACGGAGAAAGATTTGAGGAATGGGGAGATGTCTTCGGAGATGTCCACGTTGTCATATTTTGCAAGGACGCGGGCGGATCGGGCGTTCTTCATCGCTTTTTCCTCCATGGCGGAAGATTTCGCCCTTCTTCTCCGCGCTTGATTTCCGGCAGAGTGAGGACGACCCCGGCAGAAAATATCGCCGTTTTGATGTGCTGGCGGTTGCATTCGATGAGGCGCTCCGTATAATCACAGCTTCCTAACGCTTTATAGGCGATTGCGTCCCAGACGTCGCCACTTTTCGTCGTGTAGGTTTTACTCATAGCTCACCCTTGCCCTTTCCCGTCGAAATTCCCGGTACTGTTCTGCCCAGCTTCGCTGCGCCGTTCCGGCCGCTTGCATAACAGTGCGTTTGACTTCTTCTGCGTTTGCCGAGCCGTTGAAAGTCAGGTTGATGGCGATGGGCGGCGCAGTGAAAGAAACGGCTTCTTTCCCTGCGCTTCCTCGGCCGTTTTTACCAAATACAAAGTTTTGGGCAGTGTCCCATAAGCCGCCAGAAGTGTCCGCAGATTCATCCGGGATCGGTTTGGCCAGTGTTGAAGTTGGCAGGACGCCCAGCATTTGCCCCGCTTGTTCCCACAGGCCGACGGCTCTTTTGGAGCCATCAAGCGGCACGATGGCCTCCGCCGATCCGGCCTCGGCTACCCATGTTAAGTATGGGTGTGTAAAGATCCCGCCCGCCGCCGATTCACCCGGAACATAGTCCGCCCCCACCCCAGAAATATCATAGCTTTTCCCGTCGTATTCTGAGGTGGTTTCCCCACCATTGACATTCCTGCCTCCGATGAGATTGATCACCGCATTGAGCGGGTTCTTCAGGGCATAGCGAAGTTTTTCCCATTCGTTCATGACGTATTCCGCAATTCGATGAAATTTCCCCATGATATACGCGCCGAACTGCTCAATATGTCCTCGGGGATCATCAAGAAACGTGGTAAACCATATCTTTACCGCTTCCCAGTTGGTAATAATCTCCTTCGCCATGAGGATCAGGGGGCCAATGGGAAATAATAGGAACATGGCTATTTCCGCTGCCGGACTGTCAAAGAGATGGGAGAAAAACTCCTTTACTTTATCCCAATGTTTATACAGTAAGTAGCCCGCCGCGATGAGCGCGGCTACTCCGGGGATGAGAAGTCCGACGGGGTTAGCGGTCATGGCTGCGTTCCATGCCCATTATGCGGCGGTCGCTATCCTTTGCACGAGTGTCAGTTTTTGCCCACTGGCAGCGGCAAGGACGGTCGCTGCATGCTGCGCCGCCATCATTTGCGTTCCTATCGCTTGGGCAACGGCTAACGCTTTACTCAATACCAAAGTCCCCTTGATGTAGAGGTTTAACGTCATTAGCCCCCCAGCAAGGAGCGCGGCTCCTTGGATTAGCCCCGGATGTGCTGAGGCCCATTCGGCCAGCCCCCCCGTCATGCCCGCGACTTCTTTCGCCGCCCCGGAGATAGCCGGGAGGAACACGCTTCCCACATTGATCGCCGCCTCACTGGCCGCATTTTTCATAAGCTGCAAGGAGTTTTCCGCAGTTTCACAGCGCGCTTCAAATTCCGTTTGCATACTCCCCGCGTATCGAGAAGTGTCCGCTACTTTTTCGAGGTTTTCTTTTAAGGCGTCTAAGTTTGACACAAGCGGCGAAATGGACGCAATGGATTCTTTGCCGACAAGGTCTTTTAAGATCGCCCCTTGTGCGGCGGGATCGATAGTTTTTAAGGCGTCAAAAAGATCCAGAATGGCTCCTTTAGCGTCTACTTGCACTCGCTGCGCCAATTCCTCGGCGTCTACCCCCAGTGTTTGGAAGGCCGCCGCTTGTCTATCCGTAGCGCTTGCGCCGGAAACCATGGTTAAAATAAGGTTTTTTATTCCCGTAGCCGCTAATTCGGATTGC